CTCTTCTGGTCTATTTGATATTTATGTGTTGGTGTGAAAAGATGGGTTTTGATCATTTAGAATTTGATCCTACTATTCACGACCTTCCTAGTATCGAAGAATTTGTTAGAGATTTCAGAATATTTGTACAAGGTGACGATCACTTAATTTGTATTGCTAAACACATTGATTGGGTTAACCATTCAAAAATAGCTGATCATGCATCTAAATTAGGTGTTAAGTATACAGATGAACTAAAGTTAACTGAAGGAGTCAAGGATTTAAGGCATATTAGCGAATGTGTCTTTGTTCAGCGAGGTTTTAGGAAATGTGAAACTTTAGGAAGATATGTTTCTCCATTGTCACTAGATTCATGTTATCGAATGTTGTATTGGACTGATACTGCTGAGCTATCTATTAACCAGTGTGTTGATGTATTTGTTAAAGAAATGTCCTATCATGGTGAAAGTGAATGGAATTTGAGAGCTATGCCTGTTATTAAGGCGGCTGCTAAGTTATATGGTTACTTCTGCCCTTATCAGAGTTGGTTACAAGCACTTTATGCTATGGCCAATTCTGAGGTCAGGAGTTTCTAATAACTCTTTAAAATTTTGTATATATTCATTAATTAACACAATAACAAAAAGGTATTAACATTTAGGTAGGTATTTAATTAGAGACAGACAATAAAGTCTATAAAATAAATGTTTATAATTGTACATAACAATGGTTTTTCGGTACCTAACCGATTTTTAAATATAATGTTTGTAAATACAACTTGTATATATTCCAGCTTTGGTGATTTCAGCTTTAGTAGGGTTCTTATAATGGATCTTACATCACTTCCTGCGGGGCACAGGGATAACTTATGCTCGGTTGTTGGTCAAATGGAGACCAACTTGACTGTAACCAATACAGTCACCACAGATTTTATAGATGATGGTAAAGAGGAGATGAAGTCTTTTAGTTCAGTTAAACATTTAGATGGTTATAATAAAGGAGGAGCTACGATAGCTGATTTTCTCGCTAAACCTTATTTAGTAACAACTATCACTCTTGCTGCTAATACTGTTCCTAGTAATGTTATAGTTTGGCATAGTACTGTCTCTTCTATGATTACTGCTAATGCATATTATGCAGATAAACTTGAAGGTTTTCAGTTGTATAGAGGTACGGCATGTGTTAAGATAGTTATTAATGCTACTCCCTTTCATCAAGGAAGATATTTATTACATTTTCTTCCCAATGAAAGTATTCATCCTGGTACTTATAATACGATGAGAAATTTGACTATTATGCAGAAAACTCAACAGCCTAATATTGAGATGGATGTTAAGGAGGGTTCTATGGTTTTGAAAATGCCTTATATAGCTGCCACTGATTATTTTGATCACTCATTACCTATTGATTGGGGTACTTTTTATTTAACTACTTTATCTCCTTTAGGTAATAGTGGTACTAATGGTGGAATTAGTGCGGATTTATCAGTATATTTCTGGATAGAAGATCTTGAACTTGCTGCACCAATAGTTCCGCAGATGAATAGATACTTTTCTAAGAAGGGAATTCAAGACAGTGAAAAGTTGCCTGCTGGTTCTATCAGTAATGGCCTTTCCTTAGTGTCGAAAGCAGCTGGAACATTATCTGCAATACCTACTCTGTCTGCTTATATGGGGCCCGTTTCTTGGGCAGCTGATATAGCAGCTAGGACGGCTAGAAGTTTGGGTTTTAGTAAACCTGTAGATGAAAATGTTCCTATGGTTGTGGCTACTCAACAAGAGAGATATGCTGCATGTTCTGATGGACCTACTTATGTTTATCCTTTAAGTTTAAGGAATGATAATAAACTGCGGGTTATTGATAGTGTGGCGCCTGTACATGCTGATGAAATGTCTTGGGAATATTTGAGATCTAGAGAAGTTTACTTAACAAGTTTTAATTGGCCAACCTCTGGGACGGGTAGTTCTATAGGTTACAATTTGTATACTTTTCTTGCTTCTCCTTCTAATTTAGGCACAACTGGTAGTACAACTGTTGGTACACATACAGCGAATTGGACGGCTTATACACCTATTGGTTATCTAGCACAAGGTTTTACTTATTGGAGAGGTAGTTTTGAAATTACTCTAAAGTTTGTTAAAACACAGTTTCACACTGGTAGAGTGTGTGTAACTTTTTCTCCGTTAAATGCTACGATTGGCAATGCTATTACTCTTGCTAACAGTGTTTTGTCATTAAGAGAAATTGTTGATTTGAAGACTACTGATGAGATAACTTTAACATTACCATATTTGTCTGCTTCTCCATATTTACTGTATGGTAGTTTGTCTGGTACATTAAATGTTCTAATACTTAATGAGTTACGAGCTCCTGAGACATGTGCTCAATCTATTAATGTCTTAGTTTACGTTAAGGGAGGTGATGATTTAGAATTGGCATGTCCTTATGGTAACGGATTTGGTACTCCTGTTCCTTTTTATGGTCAGATGGATGTAACACTTGATAAGGTTGTTGCAGATCAAAGTAAGAAAAGTTTGACTGAGAGTTATGCTGAACTTTGTCAGGGTGAACAGTTTACTTCTGTTAAGCAGTTAATTAGCAGATTTGACCAGTGGCATTATCAAACTCAAATTACTAACGCTGCTGTGGCTTTTAACCCATGGGCAACTACTATTCCCTATATGACAAGCAGTGGAGTAAGTGCTCCAAATACTGGTGGAGATGTTTATAATTATATATCTCCTATGTATGCCTTTTATAGAGGTGGTATGCGTTTGGGTATTGATATTAATTCTACTGGCTCTACTGATATTAGTGTTCAAGCTGGTTTGTATCAAGGTGCTGCTTTTTCATCAGTTATATATAATATGGGTATTGGTATAGTAGAGACTAATCCTATTACTTGGTTTAATCAAGGACATGGGAATGGTTTTCCTGGTTATTGTCAAACCGATTCATCATCTAGTTCTTCTTACTATAATATTCCTTATCATAATGCTACTCGAGCTTCTACTAATTTTCTCGATTATACCGGCGCGGTCTATGCCAATAAAAATGACCAACCTTCTACCAGATTAAACTGTTATGCAGCTACCAATTATTTTTCAAATGCTAACATTTATAGATCTGTCCGGGACGACTTTCAATTTTCTTATTTCGTTGGTTGTCCCCCAGTCCTAGGTACTTATACTTAGGGCGCCCCTTCAGGGCGAGAGTTTTTCAGTCTTTACGATGAAATTTTTCTCTCTCCCGGTGGTAAATCCTACAATGTAACATTGGTTATTTTGTAGCTGCAATCATTTTGGGGCAGCTACAAAATTTGTTGACCTTTTGTTCGTAGGTGTCTATTTAAACGGACTTAGCGATTTGTTTCTGGTGTTTTATCCAGGGGCATTCGGTTTTTAATGCAAA